AAAAGTCGCAGTATCTAATTCAATAAAGGCATCTTTTCTTTTAGTTGCGTTAAATCCACCATCTAACGAATTTTCATACCAATGCTTAAAGATTGCGTTATTAGTCTTTGTTGCAGGAACGGTAAACGATTGACTAAAATCTGTAAAGACTTTAGAAATGTCATTTATGTTTTGGATTGAGCTATTGATTGAGATATTTTCATCCTCAAACAATTCTAGTCTTTTTGCTAATCCATCATCCCCGTAAACAAAAATTGAAACATTAATCATATTACATTATTTAACAAGTTGTAAGCATATTCAAAGTCAATCGTATAATTGATATTCTTATCTTGTATTGTTGTCTTTAAGCTAGTTTGATTTGTCTTTAAAGTTACTGGTTTGTTGTCCAATAAGACAACTTCACTTAACATTAAATCTTGGATTAAATCTGAATAATTTTCTGGTACAAATCCTGTGTTTAAAGTTACGGTTTGTCTTGCATTAAAATTAAATGCTTTGGATTGCCCTTTGTAAACATTGTAATTGTAATTACTTGGAAGCAAGTTATACATTGTGCTTGTTACCGTTAATTGATTTGTCTGCGCCTTAAAGAATGTTAGGAACTGCCAACCACCAAAACGATTTATAAATGAACATACTACTGGTGTATATTTAGGTTCGCATATAGGGGTTACAGTAAACTCAGATGAATAAGTTAATGTTGCACCTACAAAATACTTTAAAGTTGCAATTGTTCCATTATCATAGTTTGCACTTGATGTTGTCAATGGCACTTTGTACATATATTTGCCAGCTGCCACTCCTGTTCCGAAAATAGATGTAGTAATTACATTTGCATTGTTTTTATCCTTATACTCTACATCTAATTTATCGCCTAAAGCATTGTTTATTAATACGTTTACATAAGGAATGCTTCCCAAATTGTATTGTATTTCTTTAGAATTATCAGCTAAAAGGCAATAATTGTTTAATGGATTCGTTTGGTTGTATCCACCAATGTAATCAATATAGCCATCTACTCCAGCATAAGTTGTCGTGTCAACTAAAGTATATGCGCCTGCGGATGTTTCCTTGTATCGTTTTATAGAAACATTGCACCATTGATTGTTTGTCCCATCAGTTGAAACAATATTGTCAATGTATTCTTTTATGTAAGGCGATATATTATATATCGTAACTCTTTGTGCATTGGATGCGACCTTCTTTGAAAGCGTATAGGTTGCAGTTGCAGGTATAGAGTTAGGAGTATTCCAAAGGAATATTTCCAACTTACTTCCAACTTGTGCTGCTTCATTAATCTCTATTGTGTAGGGAGATCGTGCGTATATTATCATTATGTTCTCTTTAATTCGTAATCAACTATATAATCAACATCCATTTTAAAAGCCTGTGCAATTTCGCTATCAATGTATTTCTTTTTACCTGCTTCAAATGGCTTAGTAAAAAACAAACTTGGTCTTAATCCTGTTTGGTAAATACTTCTAGTAATAATAAAAGCAGTAGATTGATATGAAATAAACTTACCACTTTTTTTATCTTTAAATTGTATTCCTTTTTGTTTAACCCATCTTTCAATTCCATTTGTTAAACCGCCTTTAGGACCAGATTTAGAACCAAATTTAAATGGACTATTAGGTGCTTTTCGTGAGCTACTCTTTCCCTTAACACCTTGATCTTGAAACATTCCATAGTCAGCCATTTTAAAGCCAACTATTGAATAATCATTTTCTCTTACTATCTCACCCTTTAAACTATTATACAACTCCTTTGTGTTGTTCTTTCTGCTCTTAGATAGGTTAGACCTTGACTGCTGAATTACATAGTCTCTAAATCGTTTTAATAAAGCTTCTGTATTCTTTAGTTCCATTAGCAAACAGTCATGTCATTAGGTACAATTATATCAAATGTCAATGTCCAGCCTGCCACTTTATTTTCAAACCTATCTGTAAATGGTTCGCACAATGGGTCTCCATCAATTTGCACTAAGTTGCTAAACAAATCACCACGCTTTAAACTACTTACTAATCTTTGTGCAATTGCTAACTGCTCATTTAAAATATCTAATAAATTATCGTTGCCTTCAAATACATCTGTTGAATTTTCTTTGCTAATATCAACAAGGTCCATAAACAAAATAGAAATATTGTAAGAGCTTACATATTCTTTGGGACTTGCGTTGTTTACAATGATATGGCTTAAAGGATAAATAGTCTGCTTAACTAAATCTACTTCAAAGATGTCACCAGTACTAACAGTATGTACAAAGCCTGTGTCCTTTATGTAATCCCTTAACTTATCAATAACGTAATAAAATCCGTTCATTATCTATTTTGTTTAATCAATTTCATTTCTAATTCATTCTTTTGTTTCTCAAAACTTAAAAAAGTTAAGCATTGATTAATGGGTAGTTGGGTAATTTCATCAAATCTTCTAACATCGCCCTGTGATAAGGCATAGATGCTGGAGTACCACCCCCATCTTTTGCCGAATTGCGCAGCTTCGTTAAACTCATCGAGTTGTTCCCCTCCAAAAAGTCCATCGTACTTTTCAATAATTCTCGACCTAAAGTCCAAAAAAAAACCTTGCTACTTAATACAACATCCATTGGTGCATCAAGCATTGTTTGCGAATATTTATCTGTGCCTTCGTACTGCTCAATTAAGTATTTACTACCTAATTTTTGTTTAATTGGTCTATAAAGAACTGCCATACTTTTATGGCTATCTTCCCAATCGGTAATGTATCCATCTAGGTCCATGTATTCACCCGAAGACATATCGTTTAGATTAGGTATAAATCCAAACTCTGTCCCATTTATTTTAAAAATTGTGACTAACTCTGGAATCTTATTAAACAATTCAGTAATCGTAGTAACCGCAAAATTTAAATCCTTTTGCTTCATCTTAGCAACAATATTTAAATCTGTATTACAAAATATCTGAACCAACTTTTGGTTTAAAAATTTACCCTCCTCATTCTCGCTTGCTATCTTAACAAACTTTTGATATTGGCTTAATTTAATTTCACTTAATGATGTCGGAATTAATATTTTAACCTTCATAATGTATAAACGTATTTTGTTTGTTTTTGTCTTAATAAATATGATAGTTCCCTTGATTTGGATTATCCAAGTGGTAGATGACATTATACCTAATCGCATCAATAATGTGATTCCATGCATCAAGATACAATTTAGATGCCTTATTTAAATATACATAGTTGTTAAATTCTTTGGCAATATTCTGTGATTGTGGGTCTACTATAATTTGATAGTCTTGCATTCTTACTATACCTGATTCAATCGTTCCTTTCTTTACAGGTTGGATGTTAATGCCTTGATAACGCAGGTCATCAATCAATCTAGGTTCTGCGGAATCGGCAATGATTAAACCGCTATTGCATTTTTCTTTAATTAACGATGCAAGTATGTGTGTCTTTAATCCTCGCTCATAAATTACCTCCTTAACGTAGATTATTTTTCTTGCTTTGTCTATTGCCACCTCCGCTAAAGCATCTGGATCAATTGAGAATCCAAAGTCCATGCCGTAAGATGTTTGCAGCTGATTAGGATTAAACTCACCAAACTTCCAATTGGTAAATACAACACCTTCTGCTTTGTCTAGCCATCCGCCTAGTATTGCGTGTTGATATTTCTTTGGATTGGTTTCCTTAATCCTTTGTACTTCATCTAAAAATGATTGGTCTAAATGCTCAATATTATCTTCGTAGGTTGTATGGATATAAGTAACGTTCCCTTTTATCCCGTTAAATCCACCTTCAACTCCAGCTTGCTCAAAGAATCGTTTATAAATCCAATGCTCTTTGGTAGTCGGATTAAATATAATAATGATTCTGTTTTGAACTCCCTTCTGTCTAACCGATAAGTTAATCTTGTCAAAAGTAGCCTCTTCCGTCAATTCCTCTGCCTCCTCTAGCACCCAATCTGTTACACCTTGTAACGACTTCAAATTTGCAGTTTGGTCTCCTGACGATGTCTTTAAACCTCTAAATATTATTTCACTTTTTGATTGCAGATTTATAATATCGGTTTTTGTTACTTCAAATTTCTTTTCCGATTCCAGTAGTTGAATCTTTTCTTGGAACTCAGGAATAATTGACAAGTGAGCGGATGTCATTGTCTGCCTTGTAAAAAGAATTTTATGACCCTTTTCAAATGATAGTAAACTTGTAAACGTTCCAACCCCAAATGATTTTGAGCTTCCCCGACCTCCTGATATTATAAAGTATCGAGTATCATTAAATAACGCTTTCCATTTATTGTTTAGAAGAATCATCCTTGAATTTCACCAAATCACTTAGGTTAAAATCTTTTACTTCGTGTGTATTATTGCTTTCCACATGGGTCATCGATAATTGCTTTAACTCATCTGGAGATGCTATTAGTTTCATTAGGCCCATTTGTAATGTTGGATTCTCTGATTTATACCACTTAGAACGCATCGATACTTTAATTTCTGTTTTAACTTTTGTTAAGGCATCTTTTATGGTGTCTAATTTTTCCAATTCTAAGTTGTAAAATGTTGCTCTTGAACATGGTAAATAAGCAATTACATCATCAATAAAAAAGAGTTTATTCTTTTCTATTGCCTCTAACGATTTTAACTCTAATTCTTTTGGATTATATGCCATATTATTTTAATTCGAAAGATGCAATTAATCTATTTGTTGCTCCTGTTTTTTTTAAAGCTTTAATTCCTTTATGTTCCGTACCTCTACCAAAAGAATTACATCGCCATTCTATTTTCCTTTTTAAACTAAATATTAAACTTGGAGAACTTGTTGTAATTGTAAATCTCCATTTTTCATTTTTATATATTTTTCCTATTTCATTTAAAAATTTAATTCCAAATCCTGCTCCTTGATAATCTGGTAAAATAACTAATCTATGTACCTTTTTAATTGTAGGGTCAATATTAGGTAAATGTAATACAGATAAAAAACCAGCTATTTCATTATTAATTAAAGCAACAAAAACATTTGCAGCATTATTATGAGAATGACTTAAATAATGGTGTTTAGCAAACATTTTCCATATTGCTTTATCTCCGCACTTGAATATTTCAAATTTAATTTCTGGTCTATTTTTTTTTTGCCCTTCAAGTGA